GAAAACTATGTCAATTCAAGACATCGATCAACAATTTAGATTGGATGCTGACGTAGCTCCAACATTTGTTGTAAAAGATTTCGATATCGACACTGGAGAATTCGGTGTCTATTATAATGATGGTACTCTCAAGGAGGAGCAGTGGTATGGTCCTATTCCAATGGATCTAGATTCACTCAGACCTGATGCAGAAGAGCCATTATTGTTCCAAATTGCGGAGCAAGTATATAATGCTGTTGAACAAAAGAGATTAAACGAGTGTAACATGGATGCCACTCGATTAGTTCTAAGTGGAATGCTTGGTGTTGAACAGTCAATACCTATGGAAGATTTAATGAAGCATCGTGAAAGAAAGGCAAAACTAGATGATACACACATTGATCCTGTAGTATCACAGGCTACTGTTGTTAATGTGTACAGCGAAGATGACTTTGATGAACAATTCGAGGCATTAAGCGCACAACTCGCTGCAGAGGAGTGATATGTATCAACTCGCAGAGACCAAAGATAGCCGAATTGCACAGTATACATTCGGTAAGAGTATTGCACAGTTTGGTGTAAGTGTTTTTAGTTGCACATCTGCACGTAAAGGCAAGAAGATATTCGCTAATGATCCCGATCCTCTTAAGGAGTACGTATTAGATACGCAACTTAAACTTGTAAATGCGCATATCAAGAAGCATCCTAAAGGTAAGGCTGCGGGATATAAGAAGATAATAAAGGAAATAGGACCACTTAACCAAGTACACCACAGAACTGTAATGTTTGGTAGTACATGGAAGAGTGATTCACTTAAACCTGCTGGTAAGTCCATACTATATCATAATGGATCTTACACTCATTTCCGTTATAATGGTATTGCTAGAATAACATCACAAGAACAAAATGGTATAATTGCGTGCTCAGGTTTTGAAGACCTGCACTCTACCAATAGAAAGGTACATTTCCTCAAGGAGAGCGATAGCTTTACACCTGCGGGAATTGGTAGTATAATAGTACCGATGCACGATTGCTGGTATCACAAGACTAAACTCTTACAACATTACCCATTTCCAATATCAGAGGTGGATACTGTGCAGATAACTGTTGATAAACCAACTGTTATCATTGAGTTTATTGAAGGAGAACCAGACGTTGCGGAATTTACGCAGTCGTGGTTAAATCAAATCGAAGAAGGACTTATTGAAATAGTAGATAGATGATGCCTGAAATCACAGTGAGAGATACGAAAGATAATCTCACTGTTCTATATCACAAAGGATGCCAACAAGCTTTTAAATTCTTCGGGGATGATCCTGAGGAGCATAAGGAGTATGTTAAAGAGGAGCACACTGAGATGCTCAAACAGATGTTCAGTAACTACAAGGACTACCCTTGGGAGTTCCTGAACCGTTTTTACTTACACAGTAGATGTCTGTTGTTCACAAATGGTATATGGATGAGTGAAACTGCTGCATATCCACAGTTTCTACGCTATAAACCTGGAGCACATACATCTTTTCGCGTGTCTGGTATCACTAGATTTACAGCACTGACCAATAATTGTGGTGCTATTTGTGTTGGTGTCAATCCTGAGGAGGATAAGATACCAAACTTACGCAGACTAGTTCATAGAGTAGAGGATGAGACGCACTTCTTGCCCATGGCAAGTAATTCATATCTCATTCCTACGGAGGATTGTACGTATGGTAACTTGGAATTAGGTCAGGGTAGTATAGCTAGAGCTAAACTTGATATGGAATTGATTAAGTTTGAGCAACCAGGCTATCTTATTGAGTTTGTTAACCAACCCTTGACTTTAGACGAGGAACTGATAGAATATGCACACCAGTGGGTTTCCCAGAGAATAGAGGTATTTGATCGTGATGTTCATTGAAGATGGAATGTATCCGCAATGGCAGAAGCATTTAGATCATCCACCACTAGAGTATAAGCATCTGCAACGTGATAAGTTCGAGGAGTTGCTTGATCTCATGATGGAAGCACACCCTGATCATGAACTGACACGATGGTTACAACGTGGTTTCTGTATGAATGACGGAGATAGTACTGTATCATTCAGTTCCCTTGAGGGATATAGCATGTTGCAATGGCATATAAACCATTTTGATGAGGAAGATGATGGGTTTTATGAGCAATGGTTCGGAGAAGATGATGATGACACAGATTGGGATGCGGATTGGGAAGATGAGGACACTTAAATAAGTGTCACATGGTGTCTTCCATCCGCACCATGATGCTCTATACTTAGTATATCAATCAAGGAACCCCATGACCAAAGCATTATTCGTTGACACAGTTTATGAAAGAGCACACAAACTTGGTCAAATCCTTCAAGAGGATGTAAACAGCAAGTATCCTAACTCTGGTACCGTGTTCAACATCAAAGAAGGGCGCAAGTACATCAAGATCACTGCGGATGATAATCAGTCAACTGTTCATGCTTTCATAGATAGGAAGACTGGTGAGGTGTACAAACCAGCATCATGGGCGAAACCTGCCAAGCATGTGCGTTACCGTCTCTTAGATGATGCATCTTATGCTCAATGCTTAACTAGAGCAGATTGGGCAGGTGGTTACCTTTACATGAGATAGACCCTTCTGGGGTCTCCTAGACCCCTTTCAGAACACTTTATTACTATGCCTGTATACAGAGACTACGAGATTAGAATTAACCTTAATGAGTTAATAGAGCAGAGAATACCCACTTGTAATATAATGCATAAGGATCATTGCTTGACTGAAGCACAAGTTGCTGAGATAGCACATGATATTAATATGGAATTGGATCTTCATCCAATATTTCATCAGGTTGATGAGCATATTATGCGCTATGTTCAAGCAGCAGGTATTGATAACACAGAACATTGGGTAGAACCACGACTGAAAGATCTAAATGACTAGTAATATTATTCCAGCATTCCCTGTAGGGTTGTATGCTAAACAGAATTTAATTACAAAAGAGGAGAATGATTTCCTCATAACCAAAGTTATGCGCTTAAATGAGATATTTGGGCGGGGAAATCTTAATGCATGGGTTAGTGCTGAGTGTTCACCTAGTAATTGTTTCCACATTGCTTCATTAGTAAACTATCTTGAGTTCAAACCTATCCTTGATAAGATCAGACTATGCGTAAATGAGTTTGCTCGTGAAGCATACGCTTCGGAAGCAGATCATATGTGCGGTGATTCATGGTATAATGTTTATACTAGAGGACAATATCAAGAGTTTCACATGCATCCTGGAAATATATTCAGTGCAATATACTTTATGCAAATACCAGAAGGTGCACCAGGTACATGGTTTAAACGTCCTGATAATGGTAGTATGCTACCACCAAAGAATAAGACAGGTGATACACAGTTTAATAGGGATGTATTACTTGCGCCACCAGAGGAGAGAACTGTTATAATATTCCGTAGTAATTTACAACATAGCGTGCCACCAATGAATGTTGATGGAGAACGTATTACCATTGCCGCAAATTACCTATGAGGGATACAGTATTATTTGGCGATTGCCGTGAAACTCTTGGTACTTTACGTGCACAGATTACAACTGGTATAGCAGAACAACCACGAATGTGCGTAACATCACCACCATACTACGGATTAAGGAACTATGGTGATGAAGAGAATCAAATTGGTCAAGAACAAACACCAGAGGAGTACATTGATAACCTAGTGAATGTATTCAGGAAGGTACGTGATGTACTAACTGATGATGGTACGTTATGGTTAAACATAGGAGATAGTTACTATAATTACAGACCAGGTAAAGGACAAGCTCTTAATAAACAGACTGTCGCATCAAATGATCAGGATCTACCACAGAAGTGTGCTAGACGTGGTAACAAATTAGATGGACTTAAGGAAAAGGATCTAATTGGTATACCATGGATGTTAGCATTCGCATTACGTGCGGATGGATGGTACTTGAGACAGGATATAATCTGGCACAAGCCCAACCCCATGCCTGAGAGTGTTCGTGATAGATGTACTAAGTCGCATGAATACATTTTCCTATTAAGTAAGAACAAGAAATATTATTATGACAATGAAGCAATCAAGGAACCAGCAAAAGATTGGGGCACAAGAGATAGATCTAAGGGGAAGTATCATAATCAAGGGTCAGGGTTACAGCCACATAGTGGTCTCACCAAGTCTTATCCAAAGAAGAATAAGCGTTCCGTATGGTCAATTCCACCTAAACCGTACAAGGGAGCGCATTTTGCAGTGTTCCCCCCAGAACTCATTGAACCATGCATCTTGGCGGGGAGCAAACCAAGTGATATAATATTAGATCCTTTCATGGGTAGTGGCACGACTGCTATGGTTGCCAAGAAACTAAGTAGATCATACATTGGTTGCGAATTGCATAAGGACTATGCCAGTTTGCAAACTGACCGTATTATGTCCATTCCTGCCCAATTACCATTATAATATGGAAGTAATCATCACACACCAACCAGAAATGGACAGCGTAGTAACGATGGTTGAACTAGATACACAGCAAATCAAGTATCTTATTGATTTAATGTGGTCTACAGATCCAACCCTATCAAATCAGGTAGCAGTTCGACATAATGTTGATGATGTTGCCTTAGAGAAAGTATTAAACATAGCATTGGGAGTAGCTCTCGATGAATGTTAATCGTTACACGAGAGCAGGAAGGGATGGTCGATTGATCACTTGTCCTAAATGCTCTCAAACTGCTAAGGTATATCACTTTAGTTGGTCTGCACTCGTATGTCAATGTTGTAGAGAGAGTGTAGAGAAATCCAACTGGGAGGTGTATGCTGCATGAATGCTAAAGATATGACTGGCATCGAAAAGCTAGTCTTTATTTCCTCGTTCGTTTACTTTCTTCATTGGTCATGTCTTGTTATGTCACGTTTGGTGGGTACTCTAATCGTAAACGGATTACCCGCACTGCAATCGAGTGGTTTATCAAACATCGTAAACTCAGTCGCTTCAACTTCTATCTCCATATCATAGACAGAAGGTTGTGGCCTGAGGATGATGGTACATGTTTATCCATCGATACTCTATCACGTCCTAGATACTTTGAGATCGAGATGGAGAACCGTCTTGATAACGGAGAACAGTATCTTACTACTCTATTCCATGAGTTAACTCATGTGGAGCAGAGACTACGTGGTGATCACACTCAGAGATTTGCTCAACGTCATACCGATAAGGTATTCATTGAGAACAAATGGAAGGGTGATGTTGTCCCTAAGGAGACACAATACATGGATGAACCATGGGAGATAGATGCATACGCAAGAGAGAAAGTTCTCTACAAAGAATATAGAGAATATGAAGCAAATCTTAAAGATTGAACGTTTTTACGTCCGTCCCCCTCTAAATTATAAAGAGATTATTAAAGAACTCTCTTTATATCGGAGGGAGGATGCACCAGTACAGGCAGATTTAACTGACTGGAACGTATCATATCTTTTTGAGGAATTTAAAGGTCAACTTCATGTCCTCTACCCGAAGTATCAAATCGAAGATCTCTGGGTTGCAATCTACAGATCTGGCGACTACGCAGAAGCTCACAATCATACTGGCTTTGATTGGAGTTTTGTTTGGTATCTGGATGCCTGTCCTGATTGCACTCCACTCGTCTTCCCAAATATAAAACAACCATGGTTACCACCTGAAGTTGTTAAACCAAAGGTAGGAAACTTACACATATTCAGTGGTGAATGTGTACATTATGTGCCCCCACACACATGTAACCACGATAGGATTGTTGTCTCTGGCAACTTGATACATAGTGAGGTTCTTTATGAAAACAATGACATCAATCGACCCCAATATTCAAAAGTATTTTGATTACAAGTTCATCGAAGGTGAACTACACATTTACATACAAAAGGATTTTGTTAAGGAGTTAGGATGGACTGATCAAGACCTAGAGATGTCATTTGGTGGCATCAGAAAGATGAACAAGTGGGGTGATGATGTTAATCTCTCCATTCATAAGATCAAAGATAATAATTACAAACACCCTTGGGATGAAGCATGTGAAAAAAGCGACAAAGAAAAGCATAACACCTGAACAGAAGGAACTGAATAGTATCTACAATTTCTACAAGGATTGTGAACATGGGTTCGCAACCAGAGATGGATACTATGGTGTCCCTGTAATGGGTAGTAACACTAAGTTGGCTATTGTCCATAATGGTGCTATAATAAAGACGTGTAGGAACGAACAGTCTGCACGTAATTTCATTACTAATCATCGTGGCAAGAAAGATTGATCCTAAAGAATACATGCAAGAAGGTTGGGACAGTTCCCCACATCTAGCAGTACATCCATA